GCTGAACATCGGGTTGCCGGACAGATCCTCGAAAAGGGCCTTGTCCTTCACCTCAGTGCTCTCACCCTTCACGAAGGTGACGCCGCCAAGCGTCACCGACTGCGCCTCGGGGTCGCTATCCCCGAGCCAGGTCAGCTTGCTCATTATGCCGGCTCCTCGATATAGCCGTCGATCACCACGATAATGCGGCCCGTGGTGTTCGTGGTCGCGCCGCCGATGGTAAGGGTGGCGATGGTGTACCCACCCTTGCCGCCTGGCGTGTTCGGCGAGGTCAGGAAGTCACGGCCGGCATCAGCCATCGTGACATTAGACCCCGTCGCCGCAGCCGACGCCGACGCGAAATACCGCGCCGGATCCGCAGCAGCGCCGCCACCACCCGTGTCGCCCACGGTGTAGGTGACCCCAGCACCCGCCGCCGCCTCAACCTTTACGAAGGCGCTGCGAACGCGGAACTTGGGGTGCAGTTTGAAGAGCTGCACCACGTCACCCGACGCCGCGGCGCCGATGGTGGCGAAATCGACTACCGCGCGCTCCACCTTGAGCGAACGACCGCCCATGCCCGGACCGCTGACCGGGAAGCGCGGAGTGGCCATCTGTAGGCTCTGGAAAGTTGCCATGTCAGTTTCTCCTTACGCGCCGATCGGCGTCACGCCGGTGAACACCTCGACCATGCCGTAGTTGGTGCCCAGGAACGAGGTCTTCTTCTGGCCACGCAGCTCCTCGATCGCCACGCCGGGGCGGAACCCGTAATCGCGATCGCGGTCGGTCTTCGGCGTCGGGTCCTGCCCCCAGGCAATCGCCAGCGCCCCGGCGCCGCACAGGAACGAGCGGCTGACGTTCGCGCCCGCGGTGCCCACACCGTTCAGCGTGTTCAGCTCGGGAATCTCGCGCAGGATGACGCCGTTATAGATGCGGTCGCCGCCCTGGAAGATCGGGTTGCTGTCAACACCACGCTCGCGCGCGTCACGATCGGCCTGCGCGATGATGGGATCACGGCTCGCTTGGTAGAACGCGAACGAGTCCATGAACATCACAAACCACTCGCGGCCCGCGGTCGCGTCCGACTGGTACGGGTTGATCGCCATACCCGACGTGTTGTTGGTCGTGCGCTTGGCAAGCGACTTGGCGATGTCGATAACAGCCGCCGACATCTTGTCGTTGGCCGTGTCAACTGTGCCGAGAGCGGTCGCCCAGTTGCCCGAAGCCGCCGCGGTCTGGTCCACCCCAAACAGCATGCGGTCGGCGTTGTTGGTCAGGTAAGTGTTGCGCTGACCTGCGCTGGCGGTCGCATAGAGCACCGCCGTGTCAGCAAGCGGGCTGCCGTCCGTATCGGTCGCGCCAGGCACGATCACCGACTGGAACGCGTTGATGATGCTGTCACGCAGCTTCACCTTCGACCACGTCACCAGGCGCTCACGAGCGGCGTTGAGGAGGTCGATCTCGGTGCGGAACGAGGTCGACTTCGGCACCACGACGCCATTCCGCAGCCAGTTGATGCGGACCTGATCGCCGTAGTTCTCCATCTCCTCCTCGTTGCCCTCGAGGATCTCGGAGCCCTCGACGCCGCGCCCGCGCAGCTCAAGGATGAGGGGGATGTTGATGACCGAGCCGGCATCGTTACGCAGCTCGGAGCGGATGCGGATGATGGACGCATCAGAGCGCCCCATGTACGGAGCATAGCCCGAAGCACGAGTGTACGACTTCAGGTAGTTCGTGACCCAGACAGCCTTTTCGCTGACGGATGCAAGCTGGACTTCTGCCATTTGACCCTCTTAGCTGAAGAGGGCATCGACTCCTGCGAGGGGTCCGGAAGCAGTCTGCCTAACGTCCGAAGGCGCGGTGCCCTGAGATGCCAAGCTGCGCGGAACCCTAGCCGGCGCCGGTGCCGGTGTGGGAGCCGCTGCGACAGGTGCCGCAACGGGCGCGCTAAGCTGGCCATTGGCCTCGAGGATACGGCGGGCAAATGCCACTGGATCCTTCTGGTAGTCCGACAGGTCAGCGTCGCGCTTGTGCTGCTGGACAATCCAGTCGATCGGATGGGGCTGGCGCATATATGAGCCGGCGAACATCGGGTCGGCCTGCGCGCGCTCCTGCGCCCACTGAACCGCCGCTTCCACCGTCTCCGCACCGTGCGTCTGCCGCGCGATCGTGTCGCTCATCGCGAACCGTTCTTGCGTCAGCCGCTGCTCCACGCGCTGCTCTTGATAGGCAGCGAAGCCGGCCGGATCGTCAAAGGGGTCAGGCGCATTCGTCTCAGGGCGCTGCTGCTGCTTTGCCTCAAGATCCGCGATCCGGCGCTTGTATTCCCGCGCTTCATCTCGCCAATTGAGGGCCGTAGCGAGCGGGATGACCCGCGGCTCGTCCTCTTTCGTCTCGACTGGCTCGGGCTCAGGCTCCGGGGCAGGCTCAGGTTCCGGCTGGGGCTCTACAACCTCTGCCGGCTCTTCAACGTGCTGCGGCTCCTCGACAACCTCTTCGGCCATCATCGGCTCCTGAAACAGCTCGTCTACTGAATCCGCCATCCTTACTCCCTCCTGGCCTGTATCGTCGGCCACCTTACGCAGCGCCCGTTCACCGGCGGCATGGCGGGCTGGTAACAAGCGCCCGCACCTCGAACACGGCTTGTGGCCGCGTGTAAATAATAGGGCTTTACTTGGGCCGGCGTCAAGCGATAAGACGAATGCGCTGCGGAGCTAGGCTCGACAGGTAGTCCAGCACCCTAGAGCGACAAGCGACCC